GATACTTTTTTTTGTGGAAAAAGCATCACTTTGTCATATATTCAACTGGAAACTGAGAATGTCGATCCCAATCAAAGTCTCACAGCTAATTGATGCAAAAACAAAATGGGAAAGTGAGAAGGAAAAAAGTCCGGCAGAAATCCTGACTCTGCTGAAAACATATGGAGTCTTAAGGGATACTGGAGCGTTGAGCTCGAAAAGTACAGCCTTTCTGTCCGGGTTATCAAAGGACAAAAGAGTCATTCTGACTGATGAAGGGTTGGCAGAGTTCAAGAGTGTGGAGAATCCTCATGATCAAGGAGAAAAGCCAGCATTTACATTGGCTTCATCTAGCAGCATTAAGATAACTAATATTGAAGTTATCAAACAGAAGATGGAGCAAGAAACATTTCAAATTGATCAACTGAAGCTCAAGGAGCAGATTGAAAACTTCATCAAAACAGTGACTCTTGATGATGAATCTTACACCGAAGGGGAGATAATCATCAAACACTTTGGCAATCCTGATGCTGAACTCAATATGCTTATTACTGCTGGGACAAAAATACTGGATGGTCTGGTTTATGTCTCTATGAAAGGAGATACTAAGTCGCTCAACTTGTTCAAAATGGAACAAGTTGATGGAGTGTGTGATTCTGATATAATCAAGAATATCAGAGTAGCAAAGAGAGCAATTCAAGCAGCATTTGTCTTGATTTTTACACAAGGATCTCTTCCTGGAAAAGCCGATGACAAAAGGAAAGTACCTGAATTTGTCAAATCGAAGCTGTATGATGGTGATGTAAGTTTATCACAAATCAGTGAGGAATTGAGCCATGCTCCAACAAAGAAATTCCCTGCAAGGGTGTTTCTCAAGATTGATATAGACAACTTACCAAGTGCTGTTTGCTCTAGGTGTAAGCTGAATATTGCAGGTAATCGATCTGTGAGATATGCTGGGTTTGCAAGCAGTTTTCAGACCAAGCAAAAGTTGTCCCCTGCTGTTGGTGCAACTCCTGAATCCCTGATGCCATTGCTGGAAACTAATCAGAAGATTGAAAAATCAATTGCAATAAGAGATTTTCTGAAAACAATGGAGGGACAATGGAAGAATCAGAAAAGGCTTCATCCTTTATCTGATGAAAAACCAACGATAAAAAACTTCACTTTGAAGTTGACATGTGCCATAATTTACAGCCTCACTCCAGATGGCAGAATTGACATGGCCGAGAGGATAATAACCGACAAGAACAAGGGGTTTCAGAATGATAGAAACTTCTTTGGCGATGGTGAAGGGCCAACTAGGACATGGAGTGTGTTGACAAAACCGGAAGCAGATTTCAGCAATATCACGGTTGATGGACTCAAAGGTATCTTTGGGGTAGCATCAACTATGTAATCTAAAATATAATTACTACTGTTTGCTTGCATGTTATCGTTTTAAATAAACAAAAGTTCCCAAATTCGC